TAAGAAAGCATCTGGCAAACAAAAACTAAAAGACTTGGGATTAGATGATGACGAAATCCAAGCATTAATAGGAGTATAACAATATGGCATTAATTACATTAGGAGCAAACTCTGGTAAAGGTAAGGTTTTGCAAGTTGTTGGAAGTTCAAGTACAACAAATTTTACTAATTCATCTACATCTTTAGCAGAAATGATGAATGTTAGTATTACACCATCAAGCACCAGTAATAAAATTTTAATTCATTTTTCTACTAACTGTCAAATAAGTGGTGGTACTAATTCTTATGGTAGAGCTACTGTATTTAGAGGCACATTAAGTGGTACAGATTTAGGTCAAAAAGTTGGTGGTTTAAATGCTGGAACACATAATGATTCTATGCTGACTGGAGTATATCTTGATAGTCCATCAACAACTTCAGCACAAAAATATACTTTAGCAATGAGTACAGGTTCTGGTTCTACAAGTTCAGCTGGTACAGATAGCAGAATGTATAATCTTATATTAATGGAGATAGCTGGATAATGATTACAAAAACAATTTTAAAAATAAATCCTAATGCAGAAGTAGTTGTAAAAGGAAATGATATTAACACTTGTACTTTTGAATGGTTAAATGGAACAACACCAATATCTAAAGCTGACATAGAAGCTAAAATGGTAGAGGTACAAGCAGAGTATGATGCTAACCAATATCAAAGAGATAGAGTTTATCCTAGCATTGGAGATCAACTAGATATGCTATGGCATACAATGGATCACAATACTGAATTACAACATCAGTTTTATGATTTTTACCAAACAATTAAAAAAGTAAAAGTTGCTCACCCTAAAAAATAATGGCTAACACTTATAAATTTAAAGGAGTTGCTCTAGCATCAGCTAGTGAAACATCACTTTTAACAGCTTCATCAAAAGAAACTTTAATTGTTAAATCAATTAGAGTTACAAATAATACTGGTAATACTCCAACATTTTCACTAGATGTTTTGGATAGCTCTGCAAGTAATGCAGAATTTACTATATTAAAAACACAATCACTTGCAGCAAATAGTTCAGTTGAAATTTTAACAGTACCATTGGTATTGGAAAACTCAGATCAACTAAAAGCAACAGTAAGCTCATCAGACTCAGTTCACATAGGTATTAGTTACTTAAATATTACATAATGAAATCAGTCAATATACCATCATCTAATTTAGATGATGTTTGGTCTTTAGTTAAAAAAGACATTAGCGAAGCTCTATCTTACTCTGGAAATCATACAGACGCACAGTTTGTTTATGAAAGTATTAAAGAAAACAAAATGCAGCTTTGGGTAGTTTGGGATAAAGACAAACCTACAACTCTTGAAAAATATTATGGAGTAGCAGTTACAGAGATTGTTCAAAGAAAATTAAAACGATCTTGTCAAATATTTATAATAACAGGAAAACACAGACAAAAATGGCAACATCTAATAAGTGATTTAGAAGATTTTGCTGAAGAACAAGAATGTCAACAAATGGAATTATTTGCTAGACCTGGTTGGCAAAAAATTCTTCAAAATTACAACTATAAAAGAACTCATGTGGTTCTTGAAAAACCAATAATAAAAAAGGAAAAATAATATGTCATTCGGAGGAAATTCAGGTGGAGGAGAAAACCAAACTGTAAATGTGCAACCTTATGCACCAGCACAAGGATCTTTAAATCAAATAATTGATGAAGCAAAAAATATTTATGGTCAAGGTGTATCAGGTTCAGGTTATGTAGCACCTACACAACAAACAAAAACTGGACTTGCACAACAAGAAGCACTTGCAGGAGTAGCTAATACTCAAATTACAAACACACTTGCTGGTAATTATTTAAATCCATATTTAAGTCCTATGTTGCAAAACGCAACAAGTGAAATTGCAAACAGTATTAATAGTGAATTTTCTGGTGCAGGAAGAACACCAGGATCAGCTATGAACCAATCACAAATTATTGGTGAAGTTGCAGATTACGCATTACCTCTTGCGTTTAATCAGTATAATGTTGAAAGACAAAATCAATTAGGTCTTGCAACTCAATTACCTAATATGTTGACTACTGGACAACAAATTGAACAGCTTGAACGACAAAAAAACCTAGCACCTTTTCAATCATTACAGCAATTTGGTAGTATTATAACTCCTATTGCTTCTGGCTTACCTGTTCAACAAACACAAACAAACAACAATCCAAATATATTTACTCAGGCTTTAGGTGGTGCTTTAGTTGGTAATAAAATTGGTGGAGATGACTATGGAACTATCGGTGGTGTAGCAGGAGCTATTGGTGGAGTCTTAGCAGGATTATTATAATGAACAAAATAAATAAAATAATTTACGATTTAAAAACAGATATAGATAATAACACATCTAAATACATCATAATTCTTGGTGTACTATTTATAGTTTCAATAATTTTATAGGAGAATAACTATGCCAGGTTGGGATTGGGGTGGAGCAAGTAACCCAAATGATAGAGAACAAAGTAATACTTCTAGTAATACTACTAGCAATACTGCTAGTCCTGGTGATACAGGAGGTGAGGGTGGAAATAACCCTAATGATAATTCTAATACACAGTTTAATAATAGTAATAATGACACTCCATACAGAGATCCTATCTTGGATATGGTTGATCCAATTAAAATACCAGGCACAACAGAATATATTACAGAAGAAAAAACAGATTATGTAACACTTCCTGAAAAAAAACTTAAAATGTCTAAAGGTACTAGACCTGAGATGACAGTTACTTTAGAAGAAAAAAAATATTGGGATAGATTAGATGAGCAAGTTGATAAAGTTTCAGGTTCACTTGGTTATCAGTTAGAAAAAAGATTAGTAAATTATGCTAAAAATAAAATTCCTTTAGGTTTTTTAATACCAACAATTTATCCTGAAAGAACAATTGCTGGTGATAGGATAGGGGATCAAGACATTCCTATGGACAGACCTGAAAGAGCTAGTGATTTTGAAAAATTGAAAACTCAAGATGAGGGTACAGATTTTATTTTACGACAAATAGCTATGGGAAATAATAACTGGGCAGATGATCCAAGTTGGTGGTCTGACCTACCAGAGTCTCAAGCTAATAAATATTTTCAAAACATGAATCAAGATAATAGTGTAGATAAAGATTTTTTAAGCACTCACAATGCAGCAGTTGCCAGAATTAATGGATTATTAAAAGACAATAATAAATATACAATGAGTAAGAATAATGGAATTTTCAACGATTGGTTAACAGGAAAAGGATTAATTTAATATGGATTTAAAAAGTTTATTAGAAGATGACAACTTCTTAATTGGAATGGGTTTATTATCAGCAGGTTCTAAAGGACAAAGCATTGGTGAAGCTGGTTTAACATCTATCAAAGACGCAGCAGCTATTAAAAAATCATTTGCTGGAACTCCCAAAAAAACTAAAGCAGTTTTTAATACTATTACTGGTCAAAGTCAGTTTGCAACAGAATCACAAATAGCATCAAGTAATGGTATTTTAATTCCTGTGCCAAAAGAAGATACCACAACTAACAAAACTAAAGCTGTAATGAATACTGAAACAAATCAGAGAGAATTTGCAACTGATCAAATGATTTTAGAAAGTAATGGTATTTTAGTACCTATTAAAAAAGAACCTTTAGTAAAAATTGAGGGTGATAAACAGCAAACTGAATTTGAAAAAGTAATGGGTAAAAGTGAAGCTGAATTTGTTGTTGATATTAGAAAAGACTCTGACAAAGCCATAGATCAAAACTCAGAGCTAGACATTATTTCTTCTTTATCAGTAGAATTAAAATCAGGAAAATTTGGAACTACAATGCTAGAAGTTGCAAAAATTGGTGAAAGAGTTGGTATAGATATGAACTGGCTATCAGATTATGATGGTGCAGGTACTGGCACAGTTGCTAATGCAGAAGTTTTACAAGTTCTATCTTCTAGTATGGTTTTAAATGCAATTAGTAAAACTAAAGGTTCTATTTCAGATAAAGAAATGAGTTTCTTTCAATCTATTGCACCTAATCTTGGTATGAGTCCAGAGGGTATTCAAAAAACTGTAGAAATCACAAGAAGAATTAATGATAGAAAAGTTTTAAAAGCAGACCTAATGAATGATTGGTTAGCTGATGATGGCTCAGGTAAAAAAATTCTTCCTAGTACAAAAAAATTAGTTGAAAAAGCTGATGGCTCAACACAGATGATGACCTTTAATCAAATGTGGTCAAACTACACAAAAGAAAATGCTTTGTTTGATAAAGATGAAATGGAGCAATTAACATCTATAGCATCAGAAAATCCTGATGGTGATAATATTGAAATTTATAATGGTAACAAATATTATATTTTACCTGGTGGTAAAGTTATATTTATAGGTAAAGTTAAAAAATAGGAAATATATATGGCTTTAGAAACAGGACAATTGCTTGAAGATGAAAAGTTAATTAATGATATTTTAGCAAACAAGAAAAAAAAAGAATTAGAAAAAAAATATGATATTGAAGATGGTGCTAAAGAAATACCTGATGGAGCATTAAAAGATAAAATTCTTGAAGCCAATAACAATAAAAAAAAAATTACAGAAGATAAACCTAGTGCTTTTGAAACAAATGTAATTAATTTTTATAAAAATAATATTTCTGGTAGTGCTAAAACTGAATATCCAAAGATGAAAGAAATCTTTGATGTCAATACTAATTGGAAAAATGATTTAAAACTTGGTGTAGCTTTTTCTTTAACTGCTGACAATGATGCTAGACTAGATATTGTTACTAAAACATTTCCAGGAACAGTAATATCTAAAGATGAGTTTGATAATATTATGATTACCTTACCTGCAAACGCAGTTGCTAAAGGTGCAGATAGAACTTTTTATATGAACAAACCAGGTATTAGTGCAAGAGGTGTTACTGATACTATGGCAAATGTAATTCAATACATACCAGGTGCAGGTTGGGTGCAAAGAAATGTAACATCAGGTGTAATTAAAAAGATTGTAGGACAAGCAACGTCAGCAGCAATAACTGGTGCAGCTCAAGATGTTGGAGCAAACCTTTTAGGATCAGATCAAAATATGGGTGGTATTCCAGTTGTTGATGATGCTAAATTTGGATTAAACCTTGCGTTTGGTGCAGCAGGTGAAAAAGTTACACAGTTATTAAGTAGATTTACTGGAGTTAATAAATCAGTTGATATTATAAAAAGTCAAATACCAAGTCGTTTTAATATTTTTTCAGGATCTGGCAAATATTTAGATAATAAAGGTAAGGTTACTGATCTTACTATTCAAGAAGCTAAAAAACTTGGAGTACCAGATAATGTAATTAATAATAAAGAGTTGATTTCAGCTTATGCTCAAGCACTTGAAGATGGTATTGAATCTTCAGTAGCAGCTAATGTTGTTGGATTAAATGAATGGGGAGTATCTACTTGGTTAGCTCAAGCAACAAAAAATACAAAAGTTTTAAAAGAAATAGACCTTATGAGAAAAGGTGCTTATGGTGAAAGATTACAACTATTAGTGCAAACACAAGACGATATACAATTAAAACAAACTTTTAAATATTTAACACAATATAGAGATAGCTTATTAAAAAATAAAGATGGACTTACTCAAGCTCCTCCAGGAACTCAAAATGCTGCAACTCAAGGCATTGATGAAAATTTATCTGTTGTAAAACAATTAATTCTTGATGCTGAAGAAAAAATGGCAAAAAGAGTAGCAGACAAATATAATGCTGTAAATTCAAATGCTAAATTAAGTTTTAAAAAACCTATATTAAAAAACTTTACATACCATATTAATAAAGCATTGTTAGATTCTGATAATGGTATTGGTCAAGCATTGGACAAAGGTTTGATGCCACAATCTTTCGTAGCAGTTAAAAATTTAAATAAATTTATGTTAAAGTTAGAAAACAAAAATTTATCTAAAATTACTTTTGGACAGCTAGAAGCACAAAGAAAAAATCTTGTAAAAATGTTAAAAAACACAGGAGATGGTGTAGATAAAGCTGCTTTAAATGTGGTCTTAAAAAGATTTGATGTTTTTTATGATGATGCAGTTACAAAAGGTTTAGCAAGTGGTAATAAAGAAGTTTTAGATGCTGTAAAAATTGCAAGAGCAGAAAACACAAAATTTAAAAAATTATTTAGTCCACAAAACATTAAAAGAGATGGTGTAACTATTAAAGATAAAGGTGGCGAATTTGTTGCTAAACTTATTAATGGTGAACACAGAATGACAGCTACTGAGCTTTCTAACTATATCTATGGTAATGCTAGTACAGGTGGTAAATCCTTTAAAGATACCAGTATTCAAATTGTTCAAAAATTAAATAATATATTTAAAGAGGGAACTGATGGCAGACAACTTATTAAAGATGGTGCTTTTTTAAGAATAATGGAAAACAGTTTTACCAAACAAGGTCAAAAAGAGTTTTTTGATCCAGTAAAATTTGTTAATTCTGTTGAAGATGCTTTTAATGGTAAAGGTAAAGATATTTCTAAAGAAATATTTACCAAACAAGAAATGAAAGATTTAATGGCTTTTGCTAAAAAAGTAAAAGAGGGTATTCCAAGAAAAGATTTTGTTTCACAAAAGGGAGTTGAAAAAGCTACAAATATTTGGAACTCATCTATAAGAACATTAACAAAATTAGGTGGTTTTAATTTAGCAGGTATTCAGGGAATGTTAGCAGGTCAATTTACATTTGATGCTGCAACAAAAAGTGCTGCAAGAAATGCTGCACTTAAAGAAATAGAAGAAGTTATTTTTAAAGTTAAATTACCAAGAACAACTGGTGGAGCAGGTTTTGTAGATCAAGCAGTTGAGAATAGAACTGCACCAGATTTTAAAGATAATTCTAAAGGTAATTTTAATAATCAACCAATAACTTATGGTCAAAAAACAATTGATGATTCTCAATTACTAGAGCAAATGGGTGTTATTGAATCTTTAAATAAATACAGATAATGACTACTCAATCACAAAAAAATTCACAAGACATAATTAAGTTACAAGGCGAAACAAAACTTATTCATCAAAAAATAGACACAATCAAAGACAATCACTTAGCTCACTTGGACATCAAGGTTAATAATATTTACAAATTATTATGGGTGATCGCAACAATAAGTCTAAGCAGCTTGTTAAGCCTATTAACAAATCTGCTAAGCTAAACACACACATAAAAGGCACAATCGGAGAATACCAGGAGATAGTTAATTTAACTAAAGCTGGTTGGTACATAAGTAAATCTTGTGATCCTCAATGTCCTTTTGATTTAGTGGCAGTTAGCCATGATGGACAAACTATTAGATTAATAGATGTTAAGACAAACACCTATCGCACTAAAAGAAATAAAGATGGCACAATTCAAAGAATTGGCAGAGCAAGAACCAAATTACAAAAACAAATGGGTATTGAATTACTCATGGTAGATCATGGAAATTAATATGGAGCTTAACTATGAATTACTATTTTACAGGAATTTTAATCTTAATGTTTTTAGGACTTACTTTTTGTGTTTCACCAATAGGTTATTAAATGAAAAAAGATATTGATACAATTAAAGTCAGTTCAGAGTCTAAATTACAGCTACCCCTTGCTAATTTAATTGGCATCATTATTGTTGTTAGTGGAGCAGTATTTGGTTATGCAAATTTAACAAGTAGGATTAGTTCATTAGAAACAGCAGACACTCTTTTTGCTGCTGATCTTTTAAAAAAAGCAGAGCAAGAACCAAAGAACTTAGAGATGTATATGTTAATAGAACATCTTGCTGGACAAATTGAATCTATAGAAAAAGAAATTGAAGCATCAAGATATAACAAGGTCAATATAGATCATCTTAAAGAACAAATCATATCAATACAAAAAGTAATAGATAAACTTAGAAATGGCACACACTAATGGAACAAATAGTTATAGCTCTATTAATGCTAGTCAATAACGAAATTAAAGAAGCAAGATTACAACAAGATTTAAGCTCATGCCTTAAAGGTAAGAGGATTGCTAACAGGAACGCATCTTCCAATATTGAGTACAGATGTATTAAATCTAAAGCAGAGCTAGAGAAAAACATTGATGGCTCATACTCAATCAAGAAATTAATTTTAGAATGATGGACAAATTTATAATTAATTTTTTAGCCTCTATAGACAATTTTTGTTCAGCTCTTGCTAAGATGCTTGAGTCTAAACCTAAAAAAAAACGAAAAAAAAGAAAGTGTAAAGACTGTCATTGTAACTGTCATTGTAAAGCAGAATTTCATCTACATCATTATGATGGTGATGTTTGTGTTTGTGATGCCTGTGCTTGTTAAAAATTATGCAACTATCTAAACATTTTAAACTAGAAGAATTTACTAAGTCTATGACTGCTACTAGAAAAGGCATCAAGAATGAGCCTGGTTCTGGTGATATTAAAAATTTAGAAAATGTAGCTTATGAAATACTTGAGCCTGTAAGAGCCAAGTTTGACAAGCCTTTAATTATAACATCTGGTTATAGGTCTGAGGAGCTTTGCGAAGCTATTGGTTCTAAAAAAACTAGCCAACACTCTAAAGGTCAAGCAGTAGATTTTGAGATACCTGGAATACCTAATATCCAAATAGCTTACTGGTTGCAAAACAATGTGGACTTTGATCAACTTATTTTAGAATTTTACGACCCTGATAATCCTAGTGGGGGTTGGGTTCATGTTTCTTACAATGAACAAGGATCTAATAGAAAGCAAGTATTAACTTATGATGGCAAAAAATATTCTAATAATTTGCCTGACATGAAGTGGAAAGATGGCAAAGTAAAAGCATGATACAATTTTTAAGCATATTAAAAAACCCATTAACTAAAATGGTGTTTAATAAAGCAACCGAACACTTCAAACACAAAGCAGAAAAAACTAAAATTATTAGAGCTGCCGAAATAGAAGCAGCAAAAGATACAGATATAGTTAGAATTAAAAGCCAAGATCAAAGTTATAAAGATGAAATTTTAATGCTTTGGCTAATTGGTATGCTTACAACTGGTTGGTTTCCATCAACTAGAGAAAACTTTAGAGAGTGGGTAGCTCTTATAAACGACTTGCCAGACTCAGTATGGTATTTAGTAATTATTGTATTTACAGCTAGTTTCGGAAGTAGAGTTACAAAATCTGTACTTGATAGAAAGAAAAAATAAATGGATTTTATTTTAGTCATGGTCATTTGCTCAGTAGTAAGTGGAAACAAATGCCAACCAGTTCCCTTACCCTTAGATAATTTTAAAGATCATTATGATTGTGTTTCATTTGGATATGATTTTTCACACAAAATGATTTCTAATATGAGTAGAGAGTTTGTAAATAAACAAGGTGCTTATATGCAATTTGTTTGTAAAGAATCTCCAAAGGTTAGTACATAATGGCTAGTGCAGCATGGCAAAGAAAAGCTGGTAAGTCTAAATCTGGTGGACTTAATGCAAAAGGTCGAAGATCCTATAACAGAGCTACAGGAGGAAACTTAAAAGCTCCTACTAAATCTAAGACTAGCAAAAGAAGAAAATCTTTTTGTTCCAGAATGAAAGGCATGAAGAAGAAATTAACTTCTAAAAAAACAGCTAATGATCCTAACAGCAGAATTAACAAAGCTCTAAGAAAGTGGGCTTGTTAGTGGCTAATAAAGTTTGGAAAAAACCAAGTATAATTTTAATTAAAATTGGCAAGTGTAGATATTGCCAACAAGTTATGACTAACTCAGAATCTTTTGTTGCATTTCATGGTGGGGACAAAGCTCATTATGAATGTATGAGAAAAGACGATTATAAAAAACTAATAGAAAAGGAAAAAAATGGCAAAAGTTAAAAAAGGTTATCACAAAACTAAGTCTGGCAGAGTTGCTAAAAAGGGACTCTACTACAATATGAATAAAAGAAAAAGAGCTGGGACTAGCAGAAAAGGTAAAGGAACTGTATCTGCTAAAGCATTAAAGAGATCAGCAAAAACAGCAAGATCATAACAGAATAGGTTGTCATTAATATGACAGACTAGCTTATGCTAGTGGGTTTGAGGTGGGAAAAATAACTCTTGTTTCTTGTTTCCAAATGATTATCATTATATTTAATGTTATCAGAAACATATAGGAAACATGAAGATACAAAACATAAGATAGTACATGGTGTTTTGGTGGTAAGAAAATTGATTACAAATCAATTGCTCTACCAGCTGAGCTACAAGGGCATGCTAAAAAAATTAATAATTATTGGCTTTTACATCAGTTTGGTGTTCAAGCCAACTTTTTTTTTGCCTGTACTTTTCCTTATAAGTTGAATTTTTTTTGTCTTTCTATTTGTGAGTGCAACATGAGAGCAACATAAAATGATACAAATAAGCTACATATACCATTTTATTCTCTTTGACATTTGATAACAAAAGATTAATATAATTAATATCAAAGAAAGAGAGTTAATATGAATAAAATAAAACTAGGTACAAGAACATGGGTAAATGCTAAAGGTAAAAAACTTAAAGCATTTACATTTACATACAAAGATCAAGGTAAAAAGAAAGTCATACAAAGTCCTAACAAAAAATGGTTAGAACAAGAAGCAGAAAGAACACTATTAAGAACTGGCAATATTAATCCTAAAAATATTGACCTAAGTATCTCTGTTAATTTAGAGTATGTGTGGGATATATATAAAAAGAAGTGTTTAGCAAGAGCCTATGAGCCAACAACCAGGTTTAGTAAAACAACTTTTAAAGAGTATTCTGAACATTATAAACACATTTTAAAACATTGTGGTAATGTTGATTTAACAAAAATTGATGCAACTTATATTGCAAATTTTATAGATAAACTTGCAGATCAAAAGCATGAATATAAAACTAAAATCTTTCATACTTTTTCAAGAATATATGATACTCAGGTTGGTCATAATAAACCTTTTTCTTCAAATATTTTTAAAACAGGATCTTTTTTTGATAAAGAAGATAAACCTCAACCCAAACAACATGGTAAGATAAACTTTGAAGAATGGAACTTTGATAGAATAAAAACTATTATTTCTAAGATACCCTCTAAGCCATACCAATTAATGTTTAAGTTAATGGCAGAAACCTCTTGCAGACCTAGTGAGGCCAGAGCAGCACAAAGAAAAAACTTTCATTTCAAAAGAAACATACCAGTATTTGAAATAACTAATTCAGTAGATTTTGAAAAAAATTTAGTACCACCTAAAACAAAAGCTGGTTATAGAGAATTAGAAATAAGTGTTTCTCTAAAAGATCAGCTTATTGAGTACATAAATAATTTACCAAAAGATCAGGAATGTTTATTTCTTAATGCAAGAGGTAAATTCTATGATTTAAAGAATATGATTACTTGCCTAGACAAAGCAGTTGAATCGCTAAATCTGAAGCTCCCTGTGGCCAGAAAGACCTATTTTTTTAGACATTGGAACGTATCTTATTGGTGCTATCAAGGTAAGTACACAAACCCATTTGATCTTGCAACACACATGGGTGATCTTGATTTAAAATTTATCAATACAAATTACATTAAGAAATATGCTACAAGTAAAGACTCTGTAAAATACTCAGATCATCAAACTAGCAATTATAATTGGAACTAAATTTTATACCAATACTTATCGTAGTTTTCTTTGTTATATCTAACTACTTGCCAGACATCTTTTCTTTTAAGACTTCTCTGGCCATAATCAGTTGCTTCAGCTTCTGTGGAAAATATTTGGTTAGAATAGGAAGTAAAGATATTATTTTTATTTTTAAATATTATAAAGAACATTTTAAAAATTAATTGTGTAATTTTTCTGTCCTTTTTCTAAATGTTTTTCTTGTTTTAGTTCCTAAGGTCTTTTCAATTTTATTGTCTAATATGTGATTAAATGCTTTCTTGCCATCAATAAAAAGTTGTTTATCTAAATTAATTTTATTCCAAACTTTTGAATAATCATTGTAAATATATTTATTTTGTTTTTGTATATGAGATAAAAACTTACATTTAAATGGACAATTTTTTGAAAAAGGAACTATCCAATCTGTTTGAGGGTTTTCATTCCATAAAAACATTTTCATTAAAAAAGTATTTAGATTAGGTGGTGTATTTATTTGTTTATTATATTTTGGTTTAAATTTATATATCCATCTTGCTTCATAATATCTTCTGAAATAAAAATTTTCTAAACATTTTATTTTTTTAGATGTAATTACTTGAACATCACATACTCTTTCATCAAATCTTCTTAACTGTACTCTTGATCTTCCATTTTGACTTTCTCCTATATAAACAATCTTTTTAGATTTTTTATTAAGTACAAAGTAAATAAAAATTTCTTTAAGTTCTAAATTTTCTGGCATAGTATTTTAAAAAGGGTGGACAGGAGCTATCTTATCCACCCTTATTTTCATCAAACAAACACAATCAAGTTCACTAGGCTTGATTGAATTTTATGCTAGACACTATTTAAAGACTCAGATTGATCTGAGGTATTATCGGTTGGTCTAACTTTCTCCAATAATTCTGTTGCATCACTTGTAAAGTATTCAAGTGGCTTATTAAAAAAATTGCTGATTTGGATAAGTTTAAGAGAACTTACTCCATTATGACCAGACTCATATTTTTGAATTTGTTGGAAAGTTACACCTAGTGCTTTTCCTAATCTTTGTTGAGTAGTTAATTTTTTTTTAGGAACAGCTGTTTCACCATTAGTAATGTAGATAATATTATTTTCTCTTGCTTCTCTAATTTTTTGTCCAATTGTTTTATTGTATATCTTATCTCTCACTCTGCTCATTCTCTTTCTCCTTAATTTTTAGCGACAAGTAGCCTAAAGTTTTTTTACAACTTTTAATACATACTAAGAATTAGTTGTTATAATTCTTTGTATCTTATTTGTGCATCACTATTTTGATTAGCAACAATTCTTCTAACAAGTTGCTTATATTCTAAATAGTTATTGTAAGTATGTACGCACATTCTTGAATCAACTGACTTCATAATCTCTTTATGAAGATTGTTCAGTTTCTGGTACAATCTTACTGTGCTGTTTAGTTGCATTTTCATGCTCCTTATCGTTGTTGGTTTTGATTAATGACTTGTTTAACTTTATGTCAATAATCTCTAAGTTAGCAGTTTCGCTAACATTCAATTTAGCAGAAGCAACTTCTGCACTATCAAATTCTTCTATTGTTTTAAAACTTGCTTCAAAAAAACTTTCCTTAAATACACTCATGCGTTACCTTGTATTGGGTATGATTTATTTACATTTAGATTGGCAACTGATCCCATTTGCTCAGTAGTCATTTCGATTTTTCTATGAGCATTGATGCCTTTAGAGATAAACCCTAAGTCATATAACTCTGAAACTATCTTGCCAGACCTTGCTCTGCTCCATTTTAGAGCTTTACTTATCTCAGCAAAGGTAGGCGAAAAGTTATGCTTTTCTATATATTTTGTTATAAATTTAAGTGTCTTTAGTTTTGGCTCACTTAAATATATGTATTTTCCATTTCCATTCTTCATTATTTATCTTTCTTAAATAGTTCGGCAACATTGTCAGGCTCACTAATAAACGATCCATCATGTTTAAGATCATTTAAATATTGTATTAATTTATTTGTGTACCATTCAGATTTGCTAATATCGGTTAGACAGGCATCAAGAGTACCACCATCTTTTGAACCAAATCTCATTGAGTATTTCAACACTTGCGATCTACAATAACCAATTATCTCCATAGGAGATAACTGGCTACAGATAGCATCAAATGTTTCAATGCTTTTATTAGTATAATGAGGTGGGTTAATCTGGTCTTTCATTAAAATGGTGCATCTTCCTTAGCAACAATCTCAGAAATTTTTAAACTAATATCTGGTTGTCCCTCTTTTGTTTTTTCTGTGTTTAGCCATGCAGCTAAATTCATTTTCTTTCCACCAACAGTTATATTGCCATTGTAGTGTGGGTATTTTTTACCAGCTACATCAGTATCTCTTGCTTGTCTTTTCCAAAGTGCTGCTGAATTATCGTAATCACTCATATTATTTTGTCCTATTAGTTGTTATTTGTTTTTGAAGTGAAATATATTCCTGGTCTATTCTTTGTTGTTGAATGAGATCGGAATTTATTTGTTTGAGATCAGATAAATACTCTTGTCTTAGAGGATTTAAATTTTGTTCAAATTTACCAACTGATACTGAATGAGTTGCAGTTTTCTTTAATACTTCAATCCATTCATCAGCTAATTCTTTTGTATTTTTTTTATTTTGAATTTTTTTATCTTTAATACCTATTACTGCATTTAAACCTACAACATTTGTGTTTGGTTTTTTATTAATTTCTTTTTTAAATGGCTCTGCTTTATAACCATCTTCATCTATTATTCCTGTTTTTAAATTTAGTGCAGAAAGAAAAGCATATTTTTGAGCATAAGTCATACCATTTCCTGTGCCATACTTATCTAGCTTACCAAAACCTGACGATCCATTTATTTCAATAAATTCATTTGGATTATCAACATTTACAATTTTCATATCGCAATTAATCATTAAAAAACTATCTCTAATGTCTGTTGTGTAATTACAAATAGGGTACAATCCATTTTTTAATAAAGATTCCATAGCAACTTTTTTAACATCATCAGCTAGTAAAGGATTAAAAGGCATACCAGCTTTTTTTTCTCCTTTTTTTACATAACCAGCTTCCTCACAAGCTGATTTTAATTTTTGGTAAATATTTTTTTCAATCATAGTTGTCCTTGCTCTCTCATTTTCTTTGTTGGGTTATTTATTCTTTCTGTAAGTTCTTTAATTAATTTATCCTTGTCCTGGATCTCTTGTCTAAGCTGACCATTCTTTTTTTGATGAGCTTCATTAATAACTTCTAAATCTCTAACTCTATCTCTAAGTGGTTTTATAATCCCCATATCACTCATAATGTTTTAACAATCTATTAATTTGTTCTTGTGCAACTCCTGTCCACCAAAATGATTTTTTTTTAATGTCTGAGAAATCTGGACAACATAACCA